ACTTATTACCCCACCTAAACTCTGAATTGTAATTGCTTTTTTTAAATCTGCTAAATCTATCTTTTGCCATTTAATCATAATTTAAAGCATCTAATATAATCATTTCTTCTTTAACCTCTTGTAGCATCCTCACAGCATCGTGGTAATCCCCTAACTTAATTGCTAACTGTATCATTTCCATATCGTTTATAAAGTCTGTCATAGCGTACCTGTAAGTGTGTAACTGTTTAGGTCTGCGTTTTCTATGAAGAACATTCTGTATCTATCTATTGCTTCAAGTGTCTTACGTTCTCCCTCTAAATAAAAGTCCTCTGATACATCGTATATCGCTATGTCAAGCGTACCCTTGTCTAAAGCTACAAATTTAAACTCTGTATAAGGCACATTAAATAACTGGCAGTAAATGTACACCTGTATATCATAACCATACTTTTTAGCTGAATAAGGGAAGGCTCGTATGTCGGTTGTGGTTTTTAAATCTACAATACCCCTCTTGCTCAATACATCTGCCTTACCCCTAAATGGTAATCCATCTATTTCTCCAACAGCAGGTACTTCAAACTCACAGTCAGTAATAAGTCTTAATGCTTGTTCGTTTTTTAAGAACGCATCAGCTAATCTTTCAGCATCTCTTTTCTCTTTCATAGTAAACACCTTACCGTGTTCAGATAGTGCTTCCTTATACTTCTTTGTGTTTTTTGATTGTACGTCCACAAATACCTGTGAGTTAAATACATCAGGCTCTAATATACTTGTATGGAATAACCAACCATCTCTTAACGCTTGGCTTTCCGCTTGTCCGTATTGTGTAACGTAGTAATACTTTTTAGGACTTGACTGTAATAATTTTATACTACTGCTACTTAATGCGTGTTTTCCTAAATGACCATAATAAAAACTATCGTCATCCATTTTAGCAAGTAACTCTTGGTTATCCCACTTCTCTCCGTTTAGTAATTGTATCATAATTGTTTCTCTTGTAATTGTTTGTAAAACTCTTTATACTGTTCAGCATCTTTTAACGCTTCATCCCTACTATCTCTTAATTTGTTTATCCTTAATTTAGCTTCTTCAAGCTGCATCTGTAATGAGTTTACGTATAAGTAAGATGTGCTTAAATATTTGCTTATAACTTCTAACTGTTTACTTTCAGGTCTGTCTTTTAATGCTTTAAGTACTACATCACTTGCTGCTCCAAAATCCCCCTGAAACTTTAACTCAAACAGTTCCATCCCTATATACTTTTGAGCATATGGCTAATCTTTGGTCGGTGTTCTTAAACTCCTTAATCATTGTTGGGTCAGTTATACATCTTTGTATAAAATCATTCCTCTTCTCGTTGGTCTTTGGTTTCGGTATCGGCATCTTTTAATTTATTTACTACTTGTTCTAATATCATATACAGCTTTACTACGTGCTGTTCTAATTCTGTTATACGTGCAGATTGACTTGCTCTTTTCTTATTCATTATTCTCGTCAAAGTAATCGTTAGCATCCATATAAAGCGGATGGTGTTCGTCTTTTGATATAAGGAATGTTTGCCATAAACCTATCTCTTTAAAATGGTCTATGCGTTGCTTCCAATTCATATCGTTAAAATGTGTATTATTCATATATGTTTGTTATTATACTTTGTTCCTCTCTCAACAAATATACACTTTTTTTCTTTTTGTTTGTATTCCACATTGTAGTTTTAGGGCAATAAAGTTCATCAGGGTCATCTAACTTTAAATCATTAAGCCAAAACATATAATTACCTTTAGGGTCATTTACAAAATAAAACTTATGTATGTCCTTATCTAACTTCATAAGATTGTTGTATTTAGAAACCTCTAACATTTTAGTTTCATAATACTTATCTCTAAACTTCATCTCAATAACACACTTGTAACCTTTAGGAGTTATACCTTGTGCATCGTATGGTAGTGAAGTTTCCCCTGTGTGTACTAATCGCCAACCATCTAAATTAAGCGAAGCAACGAGTGCCTTCTCAAACTTAATTATTGTTTCTATTTTCATATACCTTGTTTATTTGTGCAATCCATTCTTTTATACGCTTTGGGCTGCACGTACAAGGCTCGTGGTATGGGTGTGCAAATACATCTGCGTGTACTTGACAAATCATTTTAAACTCGTCAGGCTCTAACTTGTTGCTTTTAATACTTAAAAAGGCTTCCCATTGTAGTATTTGATGTTGGTCTAAATATCCTTTAGGCATTTCGGTCTATTGTTATTTCGTTCCACTTCTTTCTACGTTCATCACATCCACAATCAGGATACATCTTTTTATATATGTATCTTATACCTGTGTACTTTGTAATGTAATATACTAAATCTCCTAATCTCATAACTCATTAATTGGTATTATAATTCCTTTACTTGCCATATTATCTCCGCCTTTTTTATCTCGGTTTGTGTTTATATATTTTCTACATTTATCTTTTAAGTCTTTAGTTTTAATAATATACAACTTATCTAAATAAATATAATATATTTCTGCTTTAGTAGCTGCAATACCACTTGGTTTACCATTACAAGAATACTCTACATAAAAGTTACCTGTTTCTTTATATTGAGCATCACTCTTAACTTCAACACCTATTCTTAATTCAGGTATGTATATATCCCAATCCAAACAATAACCATCTATTATATATGCTTTAGGATATTTCTGCTGAATATGTGATAATGCTTTCTTCTCATACTCTTTACCGTTATTTAAGTCCTGTTGAAATTTAGTCAGCATATTATTTTTTATTTTCTTCTATTGACCTTACCGTTTTTTCTATTTCTTTGTGCTTTGTATTTATTTATTCGATTGTAGGCAGAACCATTTAATCGTGTATAGTTTTTACCTTTAAAAGTTTGTGTTCTTTCATCACAAGGTATAAATATAAAATCACTTTTTTTTATTGAGTTTTTTAATTTTTTTAAATATTCAGCCTTATCATCTCTTTCAGGTTCTATCCAATCAATTATAGTACCGTTGCAAGTTGGATTGTATTTACAAGATATATAATCAAAATTACTAATGTTTTCTAATTTATACTCGTGAGCATAATAAACTCCATTACAATGTAGGCACTGTACTTTTACATCTTTATCGTATGTTACTTTTATAGGTGTGTATTTATTTAAATAATTTATTTTTTTGTTTATATCAATTTCATTTGTAATCATAGTTTCTCTTTTATCTTACGTTTAACTTTCTGATAGGTGTTATATAAACTCCTGTACTCTATTGTTGTGTTTCTTGATAAAGCTGATATATTACCTGTGTCCTGTACAAGTTCAAATACCTTTTTTTTTTTTTTTTTCATCTCGTTTAATGCTTTACTTACTTTTTCAATAGCTTCTTCAAATATCTTATGGTCGTCTATTTCAGTCTTACCTTTTTCTTCTATTAAGTGGTTTATGTAGTCGTCTGTTATATCTACAACTCGTGTGCGCTGCTGCTTACGACATAAATCTATATACATAGTACGAAGCACCTTATATATATAAAAGTCGTTTATATCATCTTTATATGTAATATCGATACCGTTATTAATAAGAACCAATATTTTATAATACATCTCTTGTACCAAGTCCTTTGATGTGTCAGGGTTGCACCCCCAACTTCGGCAATAGCTTATCCATTTATTGTGTTTGCTTATTAGTATGTCGGTTATCATATAAGTTGCTGTTGTTCTCGTTTAGGATACTCTATTGGATTTTTACCCTCTATCTTAAAGCCTACGTTATTTAATACGCTTTCAAGTCTTATAGGGTCTTCTAAAGGTGTTGGTCTTCCACCTGTATCTACATCTTTAATCTTCTTTACGTGTAAGTGTGAATACATCCAATCACTTGGAGAATAAATATACCTGTGTATCACTAAAAAATTATCACACCTATTTACAAACTTACCACCACCCTCTACTGATGCTGCACTTGGTGGGATAGGGTGTCCTTCGTAATAATGTCCTTTAGGATGTTTCTGTCTTAAACTTTCAGTAGCTGCGTGTGTACATACCCAAGTAGATATGTTGTTTTCTTTGCAGAATATGCGTATCTCGCTTGTTGCTTGGTAATCGTATTCGTGTCCAGATATACCCTTTAATACATCCTTATCCTTATTTAGTGAGTTGTAAGGGTCTAATAAAAACCCCTGATAATCCCAAGCCTTTTTTACGTGCTGTGCTAAATCTAATAACGACTTATAAGTATATAATTTAGAACCATCTATAAACTTAAAATGTTCATCAATCCATTTAACTCTTTCTTTGTAGTGTGTTTCCTCTATTTTGTTTATTGGTTTGCCCTCTAAAAATTCTACAATCTTGCGTATAATAGAATATGGCTCATTCTCACTACTGAAAACAAGCCATTTAATCTTATGTTTAACCGCATATAAGGTCATCAAGTAAAGCACCAACGATGTTTTACCTACGTTAGCGTGTCCTAAAATTATATTAAAGTCGCCATACTTAAACCTAAAATGCTCATCAAGTCTTGGAATACCAAGCCTTAACCCTGTTTTAAGAGTTCCTGCTCGGTATTCGTCTAACTTTTTTATATGTTGATTAATCTCAATTAACATTAGAAAGGTAAATCTTCTTCTCTATCAGGAGAATGTTGTGCAGTTGTTACCTCTTTTGACTTTTGTATCTCATATGTATTTAGCATTGAGTATAGCCCTTTCTCACTTTTAGCTATTGTGATAGGTATATCCCCTCTGCTGTTTACATTATCTCGATTGTCATTTATCCATTGTATAAATTGTTCTGCGTTAATCTTTGCATCACAGATAATCCAATCCTGTTTGTTTTCGAATACTCGTATTCCGTTTACCCAAGTTTTAGTCATTGTTAATCCAATTTAAAAATGTTTGTGCTGTTTGTATTACATCGTTTGCTGTGGAGTTGCTATTAGCGTGAAACTCTGCTGCTGCTTTAATTACTGTTTGTCTAATAATTATTTGGTCTTTATTAGTGTAATTAGCTTTTGGTGCTGCATTAGTAGTATATGCTTGTTTAGCAATCTTTGCCTTGTTTTTGGCTTGGTCTAAATCGTATGTAACCTCATCTCCTACTTGGTGTTTAAACTCTCCAAGTGCGTATATATGTGGGTTATGTCCGTTAGCAAATGTAATGGTGTATTTGACCATTGTTTTACCATCATTGGTCTGAAAGCTATCAATCTTATTGACGCTTACAATCTTACTTGTATAATTCATAATCGTGTAATTTCTGTGTTAGTAACTCTATTTTAATTTCAAGCTCTTCTACTTTTTTTTGAAGTGCTTCGGTTTGTAAAGTTTTAAACCGTAATAAATCTTCTCTATGTGTCATACGCCAAATATACAAATTATTTTAAATAAAAAAAGGGTCAGTTAAAAACCAACCCCTTTTCATAACAAACATATAGAGAAACTAACCTACAAGACATAGGTTATACTTTAAAATCCTTATATTTTAATATCATTTCATTTAGGTCATCGTTAGACAACTTAACTGTATTACGTGCTTTTTGTTCTAATTTTTCAGCAGTACCTTCTCCATACTCTTTGTCTAATCGTATGCCAAACTTAAACTGTTCGCCCTGACCAAATAAATTACATTTAGGGCATTGTACTTGTACGTTTACCTCATCCCACCGTGTAGCATAATGCTTACGGCTTTGGAAGTGTCCTGCGTGTAGCTTACTTATGTGGTCTTTCTTACCACAAGTAAAACATTCAGCAATACCATCAACTGCATATCTTTTTCTAATATACAAGCTGAATAACGTATCTAATTTTTTTACTATACCCTTACGTGTCATTTGTCTACTGCCTGTAATAACGACTTACCAATAGGTTCGTTAATAGTTTGTATTGCTCTATATATTTTTTTTGACATACGTTTTACTTCTTGCTTCTCGGTCTTTGTACTGTCAGTTCCTAAATTTGTATATAGGTTGCAATCTAACTCTAATAACTTGTCTATTTTCTCTTTGTCTGTTATATCTTGTTTTATTATATTCTCTATCATATGTCAAAGATAACCATACTACTAAACATCTAAAAATATATTTATAAACACATATATATTAATTACTATATATTGTTTTTATTTATTGTTATATGTTATATATTATTTAATACTATATATAGTTATATGCTATATAGTAGTTATATTATATATATATTATATTATATATCTCTATATATATTACTTACGAATTTTTTGATATTTTTCAAAACCTCTGCTACCAAAATACGCTACATAAACAGTAACAAGCAAAGTTTTAAGTAACTCTACCCAAGCAGGGTCTATATCAAAACTAATATCTAAACTATCTAAAACAATATAAACAGTAGTAGCAACTGTAAGATAAATTAGCGTTAATGGTCTTGTAAGTTTTGCAAGTTTTACATCACTACTCATATCCGCCTCCCAACGTTTAGATACTTGCTCCATTTCCAACATATCCATTTTAAGCAGTTCTAACGCCTTTTCTTTTTCAAATGGGCTCAATGTATTGTCCTTGTCTATTAAGTTCCTTAAAACGCCTAATAAGCCCTTGTCAGGCAATGTATCGGCTAAATTCTTAAACAGACCTTTCTCGCCTACTAAAAACTTACCTACTTTAGTATCTTTAAATTGCTTTTTCATATATCCTAATTTGTAACTGTATCACAAACAAATAAATGTTTAACTCGTCAAAATGGTAATCATCGTTTTTAGGATAGTAACTTATACCGCCTATAAACGCTGTGGGAAACAAAGAAATAATAGCTAAACTCAATATGTCCATATTACGCCTTGTACTTTGTCAGGGTCTATATCAGCGTGAATAAAAGTTTTTGCTACTCCTATTCTGCTAAACCCTACATCTAAAAGGCAATTAATTAAATCAAATCTATCGTTAGAATTACTGCAAGAAATATCTACTGCAAGTCCTTTAAGGTGGCTACTATTCTCTGTTCCACCAACAGCTTCATTGTGGTCAGGTGTTCTAAAGCCTGAATTTATACGTATAGGCTTGTCGAATTTATCACGTACATCGTCTAACATTTCAAGCAGGGTCTTGTCCATCATTTGCCCTGAACCCTGTACATCAGGGCTATCAAACTCGCTGTAATTAAAATACTTCATTACTTGTTTTTTAACCTCTCATTCTCTCTTTCAAGAAATTCTACCTTGACACGAAGTGCATTTACTTCTGCTGTAAGTTCTAATACTTGGTTTCTTAACTCGTCTTTGTCATCGCTACTTTGTGATAGCAACGCTTCCAAGTTTCTTACTCTGTGTTTTAAGTCATCCCTATATTGCACCCCATCGTTGTTTTCAAGTTCTACCTTCTTGTTTTCAGTTTTAGCTTTTAGACGTGCCTCCATATACTTCCATATAGCACCTGACCCTAATACACCTACGATTGTAACGACTATTTGTACCCAATTATCCATAGCGTTCTAATTTCTCTTTAAATACTCGTATGCAGTTCCAAGCTGCAAACATTAGAATAATTATCCATCCTGTTCGGCTACCTTCCATTAGCCCTGCCATCGATAAGTTGATGACAGTCATAACTGCTATAACAGTTGCAAGTTGTACCGCAATGAGGCGATACTTTAGTCTTCCACTCCATAAAACTGCCCATAATTGAAATAGACCTGCACCAACGCCTCCTAATATCAAAAGTATAGAAGGGTTATCAAACTCCACTAAAAGTGCAGCAGGTAAAGCAATTACGTGGCAAAACGCAATAAGAACCTCGTTAGGTTCGCTATCCGAGAACCAAAATAACTCCTTTACCTTTGCAAGTCCTTTACTCATTACCAACTATC